ATGGTTATTCATTTCAATGTAGATGGACATCTGGCCTGTGGTCACAAGGGCCAACACCTCACGGCGAGCCGCGAACTCAATCGCGTCAAGTGCCGCAGCTGCCGCAATACCGATGCGTATAAACAAGCCCGCAAGGATCAACGCAATGCGGCACGCCGAGCGTCGCGCCAGACCAAAACCAGCCACAGCCTGGTGAACTGGCGTACCGAGTGGCAGGAACGTCTCACTGCAATGGGCGGCCGCCAGCGTTTACCGCGCGGCTTTGCTCAACAACGCTTCGTTTGACGCACAAAAAAAGGGTCGAATGTTTCGACCCTTTTTTATTCTCAGTCTCACGTCCGGAATCAGGTTTACAGCTTCTGATCTTTTTTCAGGATAACGTACTGGAATCAGCAAAAAGGCGCAGTCAGCGCGGATACACGCTGACCTTCAAATTGTCTGTCTTCGATCAAGTCGAAAAAGGCGAGTTGAGTATAAAGAGGCTCAGGAGCGCTACGTGATTCAAGGCAAAGCGACCGTTCTGACGTGGTGACTCAAGCATGGTCGGCAAGATTGGAGTTCCAAGCGCATGCATCGGGTCGCAGAGGATGGAGCCTATGCTCGACAAAAAACCGATTCGTTGTATCGTGACCACCCGCAACGTGTAGTTGGGCGTGGCGGCGCAGTGTTTTGTCGAATGTCTGATCCAAGTGATCCGCCGGCGTGCGCGTTCGGCGCGGGCGGAGGATGTCAGGTTGTTTGGTACCTTGGAGTTGTTGGTCTGACGCGGGGGATTGGCTTGAGGTTCAGATGCTCTGATCAGCTGTTTCTGCACAGAAGAATCCCACGACGGGCGGGACTAAAAATCAGACAGTGGCATCGTGTTAACATTAACGCTTAACCCGCGCTGGATGGAAAGTTGCAAAAATGAATAGAGACACCTCTTTTTTGAACGGTATCCGAGCCTTCGCGGCTTTTTGGGTAGTCACCGGACACTGTTTCATTTGGGGCGGTTCATGGTTGGAGATGTCGGTTCCAGCACCCAAAATTGCTGTTGACCTCTTCATGGTTTTGTCTGGACTACTGATGGCTTATACCGTTCAGGCTCGTGAAACGACCGAGCCGATGTCAAACCCTGCCAACTGGCTACGGTTTTACGTGCGTCGTTATTTCCGATTGGCCCCTGCGTATTATCTTTGTCTGTTTCTAGTCGTCGCCCTCGCGCCAATTTATCTTGGTGGTTATACACATCTGCGCGAATTGAACCCCTCCCTCTGGCAAGGTGATTGGGTTTATGATCCAGCAAGAACAAATTACACCATTGGCAATCTGCTGCTTCACATCTCGTTTCTATTCGGTCTTTTTCCCACCTATTCTTTCTCGACGTTTTTACCGGACTGGAGTCTCAGTCTGGAAATGCAATTCTACGTCGTATTTCCTTTCATTTACCTGGCGATGAAGCGATTTGGCACGGGGAAAACAGCAATCGCGCTGGCGCTCTTCTCGTACGCATTCATGTGGCTATTTGACCAAGCGGTAGCCGCTGGCAAAGCCAATTTCTTTTTTGAACCCTCTATGTTGTTCTTCAAACTGCCGATATTTGTCGCGGGCATATTGATTTATCGCGCCGCATCAATATCGAACTCATCGAAATGGCACAGAGCCGCTTACGTGTTATTGGCACTTCTAATGTGCACTAAGCTGGGCGACATTTACCGATACCAAGTACTTTACCTCACCGCTCTGGTGGCGTTGATCGCAATCATGCTGGTGCCCTATCGTCCTGTAGCACGTTACTTGACTGTACTAGAGACGGTTTGCCGCAGCAGGGTTGTGACATTTATGTCAGATGTTTCCTATTCAGTGTATCTGTTCCATGGCCTATTCCTTGCCATCGTTGGCTCCCGGATCGGCATGGCGGCGAAGGGATCGGGATGGTCACTTATATCCGGCACGCTGGCAATTTGGCTAATCGTAATATTGCTCACCTATACCTTTAGCTATCTGGTTTACCGTTTCGTTGAGCTGCCTGGTATTGCCCTCGGCAAAACTATTGCCGGTCGCATAGGATCAACAAATGCTGCGGAAGCAAAAGTTAGCCAATAAGCGGTTCTGGAAACAAGAAGATTTCCAGCATCAAAATTTTAACGGTGGCACGCCGCCGTTAACTTTAAACCTTATGGACAGTTAGACGAATGGAAAGATTGTTCCGTTTTTTCTCCGGCAAAAAAGCCAAAATCAACGCAACCGCGAACGAAACAGCTCCTGAACGAGTTGAGGAAACGCCAGTCAATGTGCAAAACGCCCATGCGTTAATGTGCGAGGCACTTCTCGACAAAGAGTTCTACTTGAAACAATACCCGGACATTCAGGCGGCGGGGGTCGATCCGCTTCAGCACTATATTGATGCAGGACATGGTGAAGGCCGTTACCCATTGAATCTGCGCTCCGCTGATGCGATGAAGAGAGTTTCTCTCGCACTGGAGCACAACTCATCGGATCAGATGGCGCTTACACTGCATATCATTCTAGAGCTGGAAAGCGGAACCCATGAGCGGATTTCAGCCGCGGCTACGCTGTACAGTGATGCCTTGCCAGGCAGCACACCAGCGACATCTCTAGCAGGATATTTTGAACAGGCTGCCTCGTTCCTCTTTGGCTGCTGGATAAGGTACGAAAGCACAATAAGCATCGATGAGATCAAAGCGCTTACAGCAAAACTCCTGTCGTTCTTTCCTGAGTCGCAGGTCCTTTCCGCGATATACGCAGATTTGCTGTTCGAGGCGGGGGAAATAAGCCTTGCAGAACAGGAATTTGCCAGGAACCCGGAGCTTCACGGCTTGCAACCCGAACTGGAGAGCATTTGCAGAAGCGCCAAAAATCAAATACTTGACGCAAAAGCAGTAAACACTGCGCCACCATCAGAAACACGCCTCTTGCTCCTTGATTCAGCGTTCCCCTCGAAAATTTCATCTTTTCGCTATGGGGAGTTTTCCACCTATCTGACGTCGATTAAAGACAGCTCCGTGCAGACCCGCCCCGACGCAAAGCTGTTCAGCTTTGGCGAGCAGAGTGCACTTTCGAATCAGGTCGATGACTTCTGTAAAGCAAACGACATCAGCAAGGAAAGACTCCGGCGCTTCGATAGAAATCATATCGGCAACCCCAAGGTAGCCTATTGCGTATTCCTGAATCTTGCCGATATTTTCTTCACCCAGATTGGCGTGCCCTCAGCTGATCATCTTGTTTTCACGCTCTATCCAGGGGGTGGTTTTGCCCCCAATTACCCGCGATCCGATGAGTCGCTGCGGCGTCTCTGTGATAACCCAAAGGTTAAAAAAATAATCACCACCCAGATAACCTCCTACCGGTATCTGATAGACAAGGGTTTCTGTGGTCCCGAACGAATAGTTCATATTTTTGGCGGAATCATCCCTGAACTGTATTCAGAGATGCCTCCCCTGCCGCGCTCTATCAATCATTCTGCCATCAACGTTTGCTTCGTTGCGCAGCGCTATTCGGCCATCGGTGCAGAAAAGGGCTATGACGTTTTTGCAGATGTTATTAAAGCTTTCTCGAACAACCCATCAATCAACTTCCATGTCGTCGGCGGGTTCGACGCGACAATAATAGATCTGGGCGATGCGCGTAACGTAACGTTTTATGGAACAAGGCCCGCAACGTTCTTCCCGGACTTCTATGCTTCCATGGATGTAATACTCTCGCCAAACATTCAACATTCCGCACTTGATCCAGCCTACCCGGAATCCTTTGATGGCTTCCCGACTACCTGTGTCGTCGAAGCGGGCCTGCAGGGCGTTGCGATGTTACTGACTGATTTCCAGAGCATGAACCAGAATCTTGATGGCTCCCGTATTTTCGCCCCTGAAGAGATGGAAATCATCAATCGTGATTACGCAATGATCTGCGCTCGCCTCCAGTACTACATGGACAATCGAGAGGAACTTTACCAACTCGGCCAATCTGGACGCCGGGCCATCCTCCGAGAGTTCAGCTTCGAGCGCCAAATGGTTCCAAGAATCAAGCTACTTGAGAGCTACCTCGATACATAGTCCATACAGCCAACTCCGCTCTATACAGAATCCGGCAACGGCGCCTGTATAGAGCGGTCTTTGCAATTTTTACCGTTCGCCCCGGCAGAGATAATCGGCGGACTGCAACACCATACGGCTACGACGAAAATCCCCTGATAGGCCAGCGCCTTGAGCAGGTAGGCAAACCCCTCTGCGAGCATCAAGCCGTACACGATTACCCCGACCACCAACGCCCACAGCAAATACGAACCGCGCACGCCAAAATGCCCGAAGAACGCCTGCATGTTCAACGTTGCCAGGTAGTAATTGGCGGTGTTGATCCGGGTTTGTGTCGCCCAGACAAACAGCAGTCCCCACAAGCTTCCTCAATCGCGCCTAGGTGATTTTGCGCAGCGTCGGCCAATGGCAATCCTTTCAAACCTGGTGCATCGCCTGTGGTTCGCCTTCCTTCAGCTTCTTTGCGAGGGAGGTTTGACGCGGCGCGCGAGGCTGCACGAGTAGAGAAAAAACGTTTGTAAGATCTTCGTGGCTGGGCCGGCGCTGACAAAAGCAGAAACAAGCGGCGACATCATGCAGGCCAAGTACCAGCTCAGGAACTTCCGCAGTAATGAGCGAGAATTACATCTGGAAAGGATCGGCACAAAAATCAGCCCGACCAATTAGGTCGCGGAGCAGACTCAAAAATTGCGGAAAACAAATAATAAGGGCCTGCATGAGAAACCTCACGCAAGCCCTTGATATTCATGGTGCCCGAAGCCGGAATCGAACCGGCACGCCCTACGAGCGGGGGATTTTAAGTCCCGAGTGGAAATCAATCAGGCCGCGCGTTGTGATAGGTTTTCTGGGCCGCAATCAAGCTCAAAAACCTGCCATACAGCCCAATGTTTCCGCATTCCGTAAAACGATTGCGGCCCGAATAAAAGCTCTCAAATCCGCGTAGAATTTCTTATCTTATCGGCTACTGTAAACTCGTAGCATGCCGATTCTGCATGATTCAGCGGTTTGCCCTCCTCCGGCGTTCTGCCGACAATGAATCCCCTGCTACTCTGGTTTCTTCACGGAGGAAACCAAAATGCCGAACTCAGATCTGCTCCCTTCCCTGCTCTTCAAGATCAACGAAAATCAGCTTGCCCTCAAAGCCGCCATCATGGAGCTGTCGAACTGGGTCGAACAACGCGGATCGGCCGACGTCGCCGAGGATGTGCGCGGCGCGCTCTGGGCGATCGACAAGAACGAAGAGTTCATCAAGATGGCGCTTGCAGTGCTGATGACGCCCGACTGACGAATAGTCGGCCAGAAATATCGTTCGGAGATATCTAGGAACACGACTAGGAGGCGTGAGGGTCAAATGGACTTCATTTTCGATTTGATAGCTCATCGTGTTGGCGTCTACGTACTGAGCCTCTTGAGCGGCGGCCGCTTCAAGGGAGAAAGTGGTTTTGCCTGGGGCTGGGCAGTTGTCGTCGGCGCGCTGATTCTGCTCTCTCCATTCGCAGCATTCATAGCCCTGCTCATCTACACCAGTGGCCCGTGAAGTGATGTCTCGCATGGGTCAGTAACCGCACTTCGCGACAGGCGCCAATCGGCCAATAGCAGCCGCTCAGGAGTGGCGTCTTTCGACCCATAGCGGGCAACGGAACGAAGACCTCGCCGTCAGCTAATCTATTTCAACGATAACGACGCTGAAGGCGAGGCAAGGGAATGAAAATGGGATTTAGGGATGATCTAGTCTTCTCAATGGTTTTGATCGCTCTCGTTATCGTTTACGCATCCAGTGGTGGCAACTCGCTTTACTTAGGCTTCTGGTATCTGATTGGAGTGCCAGTGGTAATGTTGCTTCCAGGCTTGATTCTACGTTCTCGGGCCCTGTTTCTAACTGGAACAACAGCCGCAGCGGTTGTCACTCTTCTGGTCTACATGGCGATCGTATCCAGCGCGGGGCGTGATGGTGGTCTCGTTGGGCTGGGTCATTTATTTTCGGTCCCGGGGATGGTCGTCGGCACAAGTGTTTCGGCTTGGTTGTTGAGGTTCCGTGTAAATACGAGCTTGCCATGGATTGTCGCGAGCTTTGCGTTTCTGGGAGCCGGCTTCGGTTTCATGATTGCTCAAGTTATCGTGTGCACCACCGCTATGTACTGCGGCGCACTATCGATGGGTGCTTGGAATTAACTGAACAATCGTCCACTTCTGGCCGAAAGTAGCCGCAACGCTGCAGTTCGTCGCCTCACCCTCGCCCACCTACCCCGCCTAGATTACTGTACATGCATACAGCATTTGTACAGCGAACCCCTCAGCATGAATTTCGACCAGGCAAAAAACCTACGGCTCCAGCGATGGCGCGCGACTCTCGACGATCAGGACTTCCGTATGCAAAACCCAGAGGGGCATCGGGAAACCCTCCACGAGATGGCAGCTACGCTCCTCGACGAGGGCCTGCTCGACCGGCTTGAGCAGTTCGACATGAACGAGATGGCAGACGCCGCGTACTGGCACGCCGTCGAGGAGCTGCAGAACTCGCCCGAGCACTACCGCGGCGCCTCGATCTACGACGTCGTTCAGATCGACAACGGGAATCTGCTGGGCACGAGAAGCCGGTCGATATTCAAGTTCGCCAACGACGAACCGCGCGGCGCTTCCTTCGCCTACGACGGGAAGGTCTACTCCGACGCGGATGGTGTGCGACTGACCTTGGGGCTTTCCCGAAAGGTTGGGAAGATTTCAGGCTTAGTTCTGGAAATGAATGGGCGCCGGTACCAACTGATCGAGACCGAACGAATGATCGGCGGGATCACGCACCGCCCTCTCTCTGATGCTGATGCCTTTCGGGCACTCATAGATGCGGCTCAGGTTGCCCAGGAGGAACGGGATTTGCGCGCCTTTAAAAAGATGCGGCCTCACATCGAGTCGGCCGCCTTCTGCATGTGCCCTGCCTGCCTCAATCGTTTTGGAGCACGAGACGACTGTCCGACCTGCGCCGGGAAAGGTTTTGTGACGAAGCCGGCGCCACCTGGTTCACGCTGAGAGCTCATTCGAACTTCGCGGAAGGGATCAAAATTTCGGCGTTCTATTTTACAACTTCCCCTGAGTAAATCCGGGTGCGGAAGCTTTGAAAGCTCCCACGACATATTTGTATCCATTTTTCATATTCATCTACGGCTTGAGAAAAGTTATGAAACTTATCCCTGATGAAACCAGCAATCTCCTGAGATGGATTTTGTGGATATCCCTCAAGAGTTAAAACAAGTCGTGCAATCGGTTCATTAAAGCGACCTTGGAAATTTAGAGTGGGGCGAAGAGTTTCACTAAACTCTTCGAGATGAGCATTCTCGGCTAGTATTCTGTCAAATCTGCGAACAGTCTTCGAAACCTCATCTTGAAAAACTCTAACCTCGACTGCGAATTCAAGGGCTTTCTGTACATCAAGCCCTTCCGGGCCACCATTCCTGAGCAAATGCCCCTTCAAAAATGCACTCCAGGCGTCTTCTTCCACAACTCGCTCAAGGCGGCTCAAGAATTCAATTTGATGCTGAATCCGCTTCTCGTGAGCTTGGAGAAGAAGCTGCTGAGAAAAGGTCTCTTTTATTATACGATTTTGCTCTTCAAGGGACTCTCGATGGTTATTTGCAACCAACTTCGTAGATTCCTCATGTTGTCGCCTTAGCTGTTCCGTTGACTGAGCGTGGTTCTCTGAAACTAATTTTAACTGCCATTTAGCAACGAGTATAGTTGCTACAGCTGCAACCACAGCACCGACTAAGGCACCTAGAAATCCTTCTAACATCTCACACCATTTTAGAAAAAACCTAAAGCTGCATAGTAGCCTATAAAATTGGCTCGGAGTGGTCTGTTCGAAGTACAATAATTAATCAGGATTATTGAAATAACCTACCTTCCCCACCCTCTATCTCTTTGATGAATGCCTGACACGCCTGCAGCGCGATCAACCCCCGGTCTCCGGTGTCGGTGATGGCGATAATTCTTTGAGCATGCGCCGGGTCAAGTCTGGCTCGTACGGCTGCATGATCCACGTCGCCGGCGCCGGCGGTGGTTGGCAGACCGCAGCCTTTGGCAGAGTCGGCTGCGTCGATGAGGACTGACAGCCGCACATCAGCAGTGGCAAGGCGATCGCGCAGGCGATCTTGGTCTTTTTGGGCATTGGTCATTTTCTCGAAGTGAGTTTTGTCACTGGCCGCGAGTCGTTGCTCGAGCGCCAGCCGCTTGTCCCGCTCGGCCTGTTGGGCGGCGGCGCTGGCGAGGGTCAGTTGATTGAGGGTTTCGGCGTGCAACCGGGATTGCTCGGCCAACTGTTTGCCGTAGCGCCAGTCCTGAAGCTGCCAGGCGCTGCCGAAGCCGGCGAGAACCAACACCAGCACGCCTAACGCTTTCCAAGGAACGACCATCACGGCACATCCTTGAAGAAGACGTGCCCGCCCAGCTTGAGCGTCTGCTTGGCCTTCGCCGACCATGCCGGCGCCTTGATGCTGGTGGCGTAGTAATGCGTGGCACCGCCGGTTGGATCCTGCACCTTTCCGTCGATTACCTGGTCAGCAACGATCCGGCACTGCGCCAGCTCACGAAACGGAATCTGCTTCACGCCGATCAGGAAATGATAGTTCGGGTCGGTCTTGTTCCAGCAACTGAACTGATAGGGCTTCTGGCAGACGCCGGCATAGCCCTCCCCCCACCACGAATTTGCCTTGCCGTCATTCACGCGGTTTTTGATCGTCCAGGCCACGGCAATCTGGCCGGCCGTCCCTTCGCCGCGAGCCTCACCCCACAGCGTGCGGGCGAGGACGTCGCGCTCTTTCTCGGTTGCAGTCATCAATTTTCTCCAGGCAAAAAAATACCCGCTCGATGGCGGGCCGCGTAATGCAGGCTTGAATCACTTCATCAAACGGCGCCGAACTCCTCTGGCGCGGCGACGATTACCGGGGTAGGAGGCTCAGCCGGCCAAACCGGTGCGGCATACCAAGTCGGCTGCACAGTCACCTTGCCCAGCGCGAACTTGTACGTTTTCCACGCCTTCAGGTTGAGCACCAATGCTGCCTGTTCGGCTTCGTCATCTGCGGTTGCCTCGCCGATATCGATACCGAAGCCGAAGCCGAAGCCGCGAAGCTGTTCTACGCCGCCGGCGCCTGGCACCAGGTGAAGGTCGCAGCGTGAGACGTTCCAGACCCCAGCAACGCAAACGACAGACCTGGCTGGCGCTGCCGGCCAGTGGCATAAAAGAGGTTGGCCATGGCCAAGACTGGACAAGAGCGATCGGCGAAGGCAGCCGAGAAGCGGATCGAGTACGACTAGAAGGAACTGCGTCACCGGGTCAGACTCGGCACCCGACAGAAGCTTGATGATCTGATGGCATGGAACGGCATCGAGGAAATGAGCGAGGCAGTGCAGAACCGTATTCTGAACGCTCATGCGCTCGGGCCTACCCTGTCATTCCAAGCGATGGAAAGTCCGCGCCACAAAGTGCAGATCAGCGAAAACGTGGCGCGGATGTTTGGGAATGAAAGCCTGCGCGAGCTACACAAAACGCCGGGCAAGCCAGAAGACGAAATCGTCGAGCCCGCGCTATGAGCAGCCTATTACTGGAACATTGTGTGTAGCTTTATACATCTTCATGTTCTTGGTTGGCTGGATGAGTTTTCAATACAGCTGCATTTTCCATGAGCACTTCATTCACGAAATCCACCGCCACTTTGGGGTCAATACCCCGTCTAATTTGACTGTTGACGACGTCAGCTATGGAAATACCTGAACGCATCATCTTCAATATATCTACACGGGATGGTGTAGGCTTTATAAGTCGAGTCGCTGGAGCAGAGCTCTGCTGATGACTTTCAAGGGCCCCTACGCGCTTACTCATATCGCGCGTTACCGACAAGATCTCCATCAGTACATCTTCTTTAGCCCGAGGCTTTGCTTGCTTCTCCGGTTCATTAGCATTAAGAGCGCTAGCGAACTCGGCTTCAAAAATTGGCCAATAAACCTCAAATGCTTTTTCCAGAACACGCTCATCTAGCGATTTTTCAAGTAGGCAGGAGTTAAGTGTTCTAATCAGCTCCCACACACCATTTCTATCTGGCTTTGTGTGATTGAATTGGGCAAGAGGATCAGTTAAATCACCGGGCTGCAAATCTACTAAAAACGTGCAAACTCTGTTACTGCTAAGTCCCTTTGCTAATGCACCAGACTCAAACAATATCCAAGGTTTATCCTTATTCTCTTGAGTCAAACAAACGATGCCAACACTTATATCTCTTAGCTTTTCGTTGATTTCTGTAAACCATAATGAGCCACGGTCAATATGACGCGTTGAAATCCAAGGTTCGGAAGCTTGCAGGACGCACTTTATCCAATCATTTAGGACTTCAGCTACCGCCCTACTACGATTGCCAGACCAGCTGATAAAAATTTTCACTACGTAAATGCTCCTTGCGCGGCCCCACGCCGGTCGACCATCAAACACGAATTCAAACCAAATTGCCACCACCGGTCACGGAGGGCGGCGCCTGACTGGAGCAAGTCCATGGACGATGTGTTCTACCTGCAAGACAGTCGCAACCACGCCTACGTTGGGGACGGGTTGTCGTTCTGGGGCTTCGGCGGCTCCGGGTATGTCACCGACCTTGCCAAGGCCCAAGTGTTCACCAAGGACGGCGCTTGCGATCACCGCGACACTGACATTCCCTGGCCAAAGGACTATGTCGACGCCAGGGCGAGAGTCGGTGTCGATTGCCAAGATGTCGCCTTGAGCGAAGCGCTGGAGCAGCACCCCGATGCAGCCGAGTTTTACATCCAGAAGCCGCAGTGCTGGAACGGGAACAACCTCATTTGGCTTTGTGAAAATGGTGTATTTACGAGCGACTTGTCGAAGGCAGCCGTAGTACCGAGGGCTCACAGCTTGATCTGGATCGGAAAGCTCAGTCAATCAGGTGCAGTGGTTTGGCCCAAGCCCTACATCGACGCGCATAGCCGCCGTTTGGTCGAACGCGATGACGTGCACATCAGGGAAGCCCTGCGCGGCACCGGCATCAAGTTGCCCAAGGCGAGTAGGCCAAAAATGATGATGTTCAACTGCGATGGTTGCGGTCGCTTCATAAGCGACGCGCAGCGCTATCGCGAAGACTGCCGGAACTGTGGGGCGAGCAACACGCCCTAACCCACCCTCAACTATTGCGTTGAATCTCGCAAGGCTGCATCCCTTGACGCCGAGACTGATTTATAAAGCGCCCAAATGTTGCAAAGAAGCCGTTTCAAACCCTCTTCGGAAATATTGCCGGAGCGAAGCTGCTTCCGGAAACCTTCTACCTGGCCGAAATTAGATGCCTCAAGATGTTCTGGGAAGTCCTCAGCCTTGAGCGGCCCAAGCTCACGCATCGCGCTCTCAGCCCTGTCTCGCTCCGTTCCTGTGTGGGTAATGAATGCCTCTACAGCGTTTTGCAGCAAGTAATGCTTCTCGTGAAGACCGTTCATAACTCTGCCTTTCTGAAATTTCAAGCCGAACACAAATACCCCACTTCTACGAATCACGCCAGCCGGCGAGGATCCCGCATGCTCACAGCAATTGACTTGTTTTCTGGTTTCGGTGGTTGGACGCGCGGCGGCAAGGACGCCGGGCTAAATGTGCTCTGGGCTGCAAACCACTGGCCGGAAGCGGTCGAGTGGCACACCCGCAATAACCCGGGCACCATCCACGCCTGTCAGGATCTGCACCAGGCGAACTGGGCAGACGTGCCGAAGCACGATGTGATGCTCGCCTCGCCATGCTGCCAAGGGCACACGAAGGCTCGCGGCAAGTCTGCCGGAAACCCCCAGCACGATAACTCGCGCTCGACGGCTTGGGCGCCGGTGCAGAACGCCGAGGTCAACCGGCCGGAGTTTGCGGTGATCGAGAACGTGCCGGAGTTCATGGACTGGATTCTGTACCCGGCATGGGCTGACGCGATGCAGCGGCTGGGTTATTCACTGGCGCCCCACATCGTGGACTGTGCCGATCTCGGCGTCCCGCAGCACCGCGTGCGCTTGTTCATGGTCTGCTCGCGCAGCAAGGCGCCACTGCATCTGCAATTGCCCCACTACCAGCACGTGCCGGCCCGAGAGATTATCGACTTCGACGCCGGAAAATGGTCGCCGATCAACAAGCCAGGCCGCGCCACCTCGACGCTGATCCGGGTGAAGAATGGCCGCGAGCGCTTTGGCGATCGTTTCGTCATGCCCTACTACGGCTCAGGCTCTGGCCTCACCGGTCGCAGCCTGGACCGCCCGATTGGAACCATCACCACGCTGGACCGATGGGCAGTCGTCGACGGCGACATGATGCGGATGATCAGCGCTGACGAAGCGATGGCCGCTCAGTCATTCCCGAAGGACACGCTCCGGCCGGACAATCACAAACTGACCATGCACATGACCGGCAACGCCGTGCCGCCGCTTGCTGGTCAACGGATTCTCGAAGCGCTCAAGGCTGCAGCTTAGAGATCAACGGAGATGAGCAACGTAGCTCGTGATTAACGGAACCTCACCCTTAGCCGCCTCCCGTTGTACGTAAAGCCTCATCTGCTCTACGTCGAATTTTCGGTTCAAAGTTTCCAACTGGGAAACGATGGTCCCGCTCACGCGGTAACGGCCACATTTCGCACACACTCTTTCTACGTAGTCTCCGGTAGACGGGATTATTTCGGCCTCACCTTCGCATATCAAACAGCTCATGACCTTCTCCTTTGGTTGATCGATGAACTGTAGCTGATCCCCCACCACCCTCCACCACCCTCCACCGCCCGGGCATGCCCCGGCATAGGACGCACCATGCCCACAGAAAACCAAAAGGCCGAGCCGCTGCCGACATTGGCGACCGGCGCCGAGCTTGATGCTTCGACCTGGACCGATTTCGTCGAACGCCTTCGTTATCACTGCAACGGCGCCGGCGGTAAATGGCACCACACTGCGGCCGCCATCTTCACCGTGCAGACCAAGCGAATCGATTACGGCTACGAAATCGACTACGCCGAGGGTCGAGTCGTGTGCCTAGAGGATCAGTCGTGGTTCAGCCCGAAGGAATACTGGGAAGACCTCGACGACGAGGAGCGCGCAGAGATCGACCAGGCACTGATGACTGATCGGGAGTGCAGCTTTATGGATCTGGACGAGGACGATCAGTGGGAATATCTCGCCGAGCGTGATGACCACACCGTCACCGGCTGGAATAAGCGTTGGGAAATCATGAACAGCCACTTCACTCGCGATGCCGCCGAAGCGTTCATCCAGCGCAAGAAGCACGACTACGGCGAAATGCGCGTCTACGTCGAATCCCAGTACTACGCCTGGGAGTTCGAAGCCATCAAGGATGCGATCCTCGACGGCACGCTGACGTACACGCCGAAGGTGGTCGCATGAAGCGCATCTACCTCAGCGGTCCCATGACCAACACGCTGGACCTCAACTTCCCGCTATTCCATTCCACGGCCGCCACCCTGCGCGCCGCTGGGCACAGTGTCGTAAACCCCGCCGAGCTCAACCCAGAACCAGGCACCTAGAGCGGATGCATGCGCCGCGACATCGCGGCGCTGATGGAATGCGACACCGTGGCCACCCTGCCCGGCTGGCAGGATTCCCGCGGCGCCAGCCTTGAGGTTCATATCGGAAAGGAGCTCGGCATGAAGGTTGTGAATGCCCATGATCTGGTAGCGAGGGAGAATGCCGCAGTACCAATATTTTCCAAGCTGATGTAAAAAGTACAGCTGCCATTTCATACATTCATTGGATTCCGACCAACACATGCAGATCATTCGTACTGGAACAGTTTTGACTGGCGAATACGCCGGTTGGACGATAGAAATTCAGGATGACCGCGCAGGTGAAACCGGAGGTTATTACCTGTTTCTGGTCCAGAACGAATCAAATGGTTTCGATTCTTGGTTTGAACTCATAGAACAGCTGCAGCAACAAATTTCAGAACTCGACGTTCGCTGGAATTAGCGCCTCACTCTTTCGTTCCACCCCTCCCCCCCTTCAAAGTCAGCCGCTATAGCGACAAAGGAAAGTTAGCCATCACGACTCAGCTTCAGTATCGCCTCGGCCGTTTTTTGCATATATCCTATGCATCTCTTCTCTAAACGAAATCAACATATCCTCAGCAGAGTTATAGCTATCTTGAGACACTCTTACTGAATATCCAACAAGATCGTTAAGTAAGTTAGTGTACATAATTATTTGATTCTTTAGCGTGTTCCGTATATCTGCTTCCTGCTCTCCGCTTTCGGTTTTCAACTGAAAGGTCTGTTCAAAGGTCTTCCCAGCCCGCGCCATCTTATTTTCAGTGTGAAGAATTTGTCGATCAATCATCTGGAGGCAAGCTTCGCGAGTGCGCTCAATGTGATCGCGATCAGCGATAGAGATAGCATTATTTACTTGGCGTACCTGTGCATCGAAAGTATCTCTCTGGAGCTTCATTAAATCTTTAAATTCTGCCTGCTGAGTATCGAGCAATTGCTTTTGAAGATAAACAGTCTGCAGAACAGCAAGCAAAGTGACAAATGAAATTAGCGGACCTATCAAACCACCAATGTACCCTCCAAAATCTGACCATTTTCCTGAATCATCAGAAAGCCCGGCATTAAACACATAAAAATAAACACCAGAAACGCCAATGATTGCGACCAGAACTATAAAAATAGAAGCCTGCCTAAAATCTTTCAATTCTTTACTCGCACATTAGTTGTCATTAACCTCAATAGTCTCACGGAGAGTTTGTAAATGGCTACTCCTCATCCTAGTCAAGACAAATCCAAAAACACCTACCGCCACACTTTCACCGCCGCCTGCCCATCTGACGGTGAAACCATCGTTTACCAGTTCGAGTTGCGTACCACCGCAATGATTCATGTCGATCACATCAAGGCAGCGACTGCCCTGATCAAAAAAGGCTGGCACGAACAAATCGCCGATCGGCTGTCCGAAGCCCTCGGCGGGGACCAAACGATCATTGCCACGCACCAAGGCGTGGAAATCGAAACGGTGAGACTGAGCGGATGATTCATTACCACGGAACGCCAGTCGGCGGCACTCGCCAGGACGGTGCCCGGTTCCTCGCAGGCCGACACGCACTGGTGCCCTTCCCGCGCCAGGATGACATGGGAATCGTCGCCGAAGTCTGTCAGTCGTTCGTGTTCGACAACGGCGCATTCAGCGTATGGAACAAGGGCGGCACGCTCGACGTGGACGGCTATACCCGGTGGGTCGAAGAGTGGCACCGGCACCCGGGCTTCGACTGGGCTCTCATCCCAGACGTGATTGATGGCGACGAAGTGGCGAACGATGCGCTGTTGTCAGCGTGGCCACGGGCTTTGCGCGGCGTACCGGTATGGCACCTGCACGAATCGCTCGAGCGCTTGCAGAAGTTGGCCACTGAATGGCCGATGGTTGCGTTCGGCAGTTCCGGGCAATGGCGCTCACCTGGAACTGCAGCCTGGTGGAAGCGGATGGCAGCCGCCATGGATGCCATCTGCGATGACCAGGGCAGACCGGCGTGCCGGCTGCACGGGCTCCGCATGCTCGACCCGGCCATCTTCGAACACCTGCCATTTGCCTCGGCCGACTCTACAAACGCCGCGGTAAACGGTGGCAGCATCAGTCGCTTCGGTATGTACGCCCCGCCCACCGCCGGCCAGCGCGCCTGCGTGATCGCCGACCGCATTGAATCGCACAACAGTTCGCCGATCTGGCAGCGCGAAGCCCAAGTCGAACTCGCTCTATAACCCCTCCCCCACACAAGAGCCTGCCGGTGAACGGCGGGCGAGGAATTCGTATGCGCGATTTACAGGAACTGTCCGATGAGATCATCAACACCGCAATGGTCACCATCTACAACCACCTTGAACCAGGGTCGAAGCTCTGCTTGGTCGCCTACAAGCCTGGCAATCCCAGGGCCGACTTCCTGCGTGTCGATAGCCAGTTCGATATGAACGAAGCGGTGAGCGCCATGCGCAGGAAAGGCCTGAGCATCGACGGCGACAACGCCTACAAGCGCGACTTGCTCGACGCTGTGGTCGGAGCGCTGGCCCTCGGCGCGCAGAACACCAACCCGCCGCCGGCAGAACACTGGGGCCAGCGCTTCTGGGATATCGGCCGCGAGGAACGCGGACTGCACGAAGAGCTGGTCGCCGCGCTGAAACTCAACCGCGAGAACCTGCGCGCCTGCCAAGCAACCATCCACCTGTGCGGCGGCTTCGACCCTGCCTACGTCAACAATGCCCAGACAGCAATGAAGATTGCCGACGAGGCTCTGGCCAAGGCCGGCGCATAACCCATCACCACCTTCTGCCGCCACGCGCGGCATGGAGCATCACATGACCATCCAGTTTCTATCTCACGAGGAGGTTTGCGAGCTCACCGGCGCGCGGACCAAGGCAGGGCAGATCCCCAACCTGAAAAAGAATGGCGTTCGCCATACGATTAAAGTGAACGGGTGGCCGAGTGTCACCGCGATGGCGGTCACCGCTGTCGGCGCATTTGAATCAGAAAAGCCCGTATGGAAATCACGTAAGGCCAGCTGACATGGGAAGACGACCAAGCAAACCCGGCTCGATCGCCAGGCTGCGGGAACGCAAAAAAGCCAGCGGCCGGGTGTTTTACTACTACGACACGGGCGGCAAGGACCGCAAGGAAATTCCGCTGGGCAGCGACTACGGCCTGGCGATCATGGAATACGCGAAGCTTGAGCGTGATCGCACCGCAACCGACCTGGTCGCCAAGGTCATCACGTTCCGTTACGTCGCAGAAAAATACATGGTCGATATCGTCCCAACCAAAGGCGCCGCCACACAGGCCGACAACAAGCGCGAGCTGAAAAACCTGATCGCGTTCTTTGACGATCCACCTGCTCCGCTGGAAACGATCGAGCCATTGCACGTTCGCCAGTACCTAACTTGGCGCAAGGCCGCACCGGTGCGGGCAAATCGCGAGAAGGCGCTGCTCAGCGCAATCTGGAATTACGCGAGGGACAAGGGCTACACCTCCCTTGCCAACCCGTGCGCGGGCATCAAGGGCAACAAGGAAACTGGCCGGGACACGTATGTCGAGGATGCGCTGTTCAATTGCGTGCACGACAAAGCAGATGTTGGCCTGCAAGATGCGATGGACCTCGCCTATCTGACCGGGCAACGGGTGACCGACACCCGGCTGATGGACGAGCGCAATGTGCGTGACGGGCAGATTTGGGTGTTGCAGGGAAAGACTAAGGCAAAGCGTCGGATCGAGATAACAGGCGAGCTGAAGATTTTGATTGATCGAATCATGTCCCGAAAGTCAGAGCACAAGGTCCGCTCGACGCGGCTGATCGTTACAGAGGATGGCACACCAATGACGGTGGCGATGTTGCGCAGGAGGTTTGACTTGGCCAGGGAGGCGGCCGGGGTGCCGAAAGCTGAGTTCCAGATGCGCGACTTGCGCGCCAAGGCGGGTACCGATAAGGCGGAATCCAGCGGTGACATCTTGCAAGCCAGAGATCAACTTGGGCATACGACCGTGGTTATGACAGAGCAGTACATCCGCAATCGAAAAGGCAAAAAGGTCATGCCTACCAAGTGAATTGCGGACCAACTTCAAAATAGCGGACCAGAAACAAACAAGGGTTTGCATCAGCTTTCGCCCGCAAACCCTTGATTCGAGATGGTGCCCGAAGCCGGAATCGAACCGGCACGCCCTTACGAGCGGGGGATTTTAAGTCCATAAATTTATTCTTTTAAATCATGTACTTATAGATATTATTTTTCCGCATCACACACATTTCTTATCCGTTCCAAGACAGCAAATTCAGCACCTCAAAATAAATTGCGGAAAGAAATCGGGCTGTTGAGAGGCCTGGTCGTCACCGTGCGCAGGTCGACTGGATCGCCGATTAGTTGGGCCATACCCATGGAAAGATGATCAGTCAGCAGCACAGAGCGTGGATCAAGGATGACTCACTGGACGTGGTAGATATGCTACAGATTGACATGAAGCTATCACTGGTAACTGCCGCCTCGTCTAGCTAGGCAGAAAGGATCGGTGGACCCAGCTCACATGGGGCCGGTTTCCGAAGTGGCAAGAAAGGGTGCCCACGGATGGGCTAGGTGTAGGGGCCAATTGAACATAGGCAGGAATTCCAACTATCAATCTTCAAAGGCCACTATCGGCCAAAAGCAGACGTTCGCGGAAAGCTGCTTTCGGCCAAAGCGGCCATTCGATGCGAACCGTATTTGGCTCTCGTAGGCTATTGTTTTTTTTTGATGCATGCTGACCTAATGGCGACTTGACATAGGGGGACATGGAATGCACGAATCGTTGACAGCTATTCAAACCCAGCTAGAAGCTGTGATTGCACAGATAAAGGCCACAGTGCCTAACGACGAGCCGTTCGGGATCGCACATGGCAACTGGTCGTTCCCTGGACTTACGAGAACGGAATTAATCGAAGAAGCACAATCAATCATTGAGTTGATTGATGACAACGATACTGATGAACTGGGGAATTCGGAAAGCCGGATTAAAGATTACGCTCGGCGCATAGCGTACTTGCATGGAGCTACCGTTCCGAATATTTGGGGCAGCGCAGCCACCGCCATTCCCACCTATATGCTAACGCTTGAGGGACTGCGCAAAGCTCTTGAGCCCGTCTTGAAGGCAGACGAACGCGCAGAGGCGCAAGCGAAAATTCGTAGGCTGACTGTGCAGCTACGGGCTATGGAGGCGCGATTCAAGGGTTTAGAACCGCGCACTAGTGACCTAAGTTCAATGGTTGAGAGGATTGAACAGGCCTACACCGCGGCTGATCAGCTTCCAGCCGACTTGGAACAGTTAACTGAGGCGAAAAAGACGATAGACGACCTTGCTCAAGCAGCAACAAAAGACCAAGCCCGTATACTGACGCTTCGAGAGCACGCCGACGAACTTGATGTTCTGCTGAAAACAAGCGCGGAGGAAGCGGAAGCGGTGCTAAAGCGGTGCGAGACAGCTTACTCCGCAGCGACAAGCGTGGGGTTGGCGGCCGCATTCAGCGAGCGCTCCATCGCTCTATCCAAGTCGATGTGGTTCTGGGTTGCTGGACTTGCCGTGGCCCTTGTGGGGGGGAGCTATTTCGGATCAAATCAGCTTCACACACTTTCAGAGCTTTTCCAAATTCCAAATGTTTCGACGTCGGTAGTGACACTGAATTTGCTACTGTCGCTGTTATCGGTTGGCGCTCCGGTTTGGTTTTCATGGTTGGCTACAAAGCAGATAGGACAACGATTCAGGCTTGCTGAAGATTATGCCTTCAAGGCATCCATTTCACGCGCGTATGAGGGTTTCCGGCGGGAAGCTGCTGGGTTTGATAAAGAAATGGAAGCGAAACTACTTTCATCTGCGCTTGCTAGGTTCGATGAGCTTCCTCTCCGGCTCGTAGAACCTGATAGCCATGGAAGTCCTTGGCACGAACTTGCTTCGTCGGACGTTGTTAAACAAGCGTTCAAAGCCGTGCCAGGCTTTACTCAGCAAGTAAAGGACCTCGCGGGCAAGGCTGTTGATGCTATGACCCCTTCAAAAGCGAAACCAACACCAACATCAGCACCGACCGAGTAATCTCAACTAGCTTATGCAGCGCTTACACACCACGTAGAAGGCATAATCCTCCTAGACTGGTATGCTGCCAGGTGGTCGTAGGCAAAGGTGCTGTGAGATCAAGAGTTGCAGAGCTGGCCGCAAGCGTCGAGCTGCAGCCAATCCCATCCCGGTGTTTGAACGATGATCTTTAGAGATTAGGGGGGGGGCACGATGGTATCTGGTGAAGTGCAGATGCAAGCGATACCTGATCGTATGCCGAACAAGCAATGTTGGATGCTGTTCAAGGTCGCTAATCTAGATCGACTACAGGCGATGCAGCGTGGCCTGCTTTACATGAATAGCGTCGACTATTTCGCGAAGCTTGAAGGTGAAGCCGGCGCTAAACTTCGAAGAGACGAGCTTGAAAATGTGTACCTTAGGCTCAGCTCTGGCATGAGGGTTGGAGTAGTCAGCGAACTCGCACTTCAGGTTGAAGGTCACGACGAAATCGTGTTGAACCCTGAGACAATCATGACCCTGAATTTACCTCGACCTGAAACCGTCATGGTGTACTGCCTGGGTTCTGTGTCAGCGGGACATGACGGTCAGATTTGGGGGCTCGACAACGGAATGCTGCAATTCAGTGAGCGTTTCCGAGAGTTTGGCACCCATGTCCTTTGTATTACGAACCATGCAGAGTTTTCTAAAAGACTTTCACAAGCCGTCGCGACCCACCCCCTCCTTTATAATTCTCCCTTCTTTGAAGGTGGCTACGGCCAGGTCGATTACGTAGATTTCAGCGACTACAGCGGCCCGGTAGGATTGTTTCGCAAACCCATTGAATATGCCTGGCAACGAGAGTACAGACTATGCTTTGGCGCTGAACCTGAGGCTCTAAATAATCGAGGGGCGTTAGAACTAAATATTGGAGACCTATCGGACATTACTCAAATCACAACGGTAGAGAGTTTCACGTCGAACCCGATAAAAATCATTGAAAGGAACTACAGGATAGTCGATGGCAAGCCTGTGCAAGTTCCTAGCTGAAATTACGTTTCAGACCGGCTCCGTGTAAATACAAAGCGTAAATAGGCCTCGTAAAAAAATAAAAAACGAAGAAAAATCAATGACCCGCTTCTGATGTATACGGTTCTGGAAAAGCTACACTTCAAAACGGTATGTCATCGTCGAAGTTGGGTGTAACTTTCGGGAGAGGCACAGCGCTCTTTGGCAAAGGCAGATTTGTAACAATGAAAAGATTGAGTATGTCGTCTCTGTCCATAAACATAATCTGAGAGCGCTTCGTGGCATCCAGCTTGTTGCCTATCCAGTTTCTTGCCTGTTTTGTTATCTCGCCGCCCGCGACGATGAATGCGTGGTCAACCAAGACTCGTCGATTCAGTTCCGAATCGAAAATCTCGTGACCAAGCATCATGTTCACCTGATTGTGAATCTCAGCGACATTTGATGAACCCGGTTTTCCTACGCCCGCTGAATCTAGTTTGCCCTTTTTTGCTTGGATACCGAAGTAGAGGACATGCAGAGTCGGCAGGGTGTATTTCATCCACACGTCCTTGCCGTATTCCAACGCCTTATCTTTGTGACCCGTTACGGTTACGCGATGAAACCCGAGCTGACGGAATAACGGCAGCAGCACCTCCTCGATCAGCTCATCTTCAGAGCACTTATCGAGGTAGGTGGTGAGTAGCTCTCGGCGTTCCATTTCTGCAGGTGTCAGTGGGCGATGCGGGTTCGCCATCTGCGCAATGGTGTTAGTGGCATTGTGGCGCAACTGGCCGAGGCCGTGCTCGTCGAAGAACGCTTCCCAACCTTCGCGCACAAGCACAGAGTTAAGCGTGGCAAGCGCTTTGCTCCTGTCCGGATCGCCCTCCTGCGCGTCGCCCTTGTCGAGGGTTGCACGGATGATCCGAATGAAAGCATCAGGTGGAACCGAAGGACTAGCATGAGGGAGAGCCAACACCTCCTCCAGTCTGCTTGCAACCCATGCCCAGCGGGTTGAACCGTCGTGGGTGTAATCTAAGTCACAATCTTGAAAGAACTCAGTGATGTAACTGCTTGAACGATACCGAAAGTGCTCAGAGTCGCCACAAACAATGTGGGCGAGTTCTCTTATATTCCTGCTCTTCCATTTCATTTGCGTTCCTAGATTAGGCGGAGTGGGGCTGAAGCACGGACGACATAAGACAGTTAGCAGATAATGATCGCCAGATGTGGGTAGATAGCTTCCGCTGAAAATATAGGGTCGTCAGCTCGTTCAATGATCGATTGAGTATAGCTTCCCTTCGGCTTCTCGCTTTGCTGGCACGAAAAGTTCCCAAGCCTGGCCGTTATCGCAAGTCTAAGGCGTCACACGGTTTAGTTTAGTGCTTCTACCAACCTTCTCCGTGCGAACGCAGACGCGACCCCAGTCAGGATTCAGGGCCACGCGCAAATCGGATATCCGATGCGATTCTGCTGTTTTGTGACTGAGCGCTTTTGGCCGATAGCTGACGCCGCGCCATTTCAATGCGCCGCTCGAGCGGTTCGAGGGTCATCGGCGGCTTCCTTGATTGGCGGATCAGCGACGACCCATGCCTGTTTCGACGCACTCAAGGCGCTCAACGAGCCGGTCAAATCGGTGCTCCAGTGCTTCGATGTACTGGACAAGTTCCATATTAATGGGGCAGCCATGCTGCTCCGCTCGCTACTCCAGGCGCGCTTGTGTCTCGGCGGCCCACTTGGCTTTGCACTCAGGCCTGCAACTCGTCGTGGTGAGCCTCAAAGCCATCAGTCTCTTCAAGATCCCAGCACGGATCTGCAAACCATCCGCGCTTGATCTAGGCTCTGTGGTGCCGTTTGGACAGTGGCGATGCCTTCATCCTGGACCCGGGTGGTAGTAAGCCTAGGCCGGCTTTGCAGTCAGATGGACATGCCATGACCAATGGACCCCACGTCAGGCATTTCCATGGAGCAACAGACATGCCCAAGGCACCCAGCTCGTCCGCCAAAGCGCCACGAAAAACTGCAGCAACCAAAAGCAATGCTATCGCCACCCAGGCACTGAAGCCGGCGGTCCATCGCACCCCCATCGCCGGCCGGGTGTTTGACGCCCGCCCCGATCGCCTTGATTTTCGCGACCTACCCTACACGCCCCCGCTACGTTCCCTGTCACCCTGCTGGCCATTGCAAACGGACCTGGCACGATACCTCAAGAGCTATGTGGCCGCAGGCCTGGTCCTCGATCAGGGCAGTGATGGCGCGTGTACCGGCTTTGGGCTGGCCTGCGTGATCAATTACCTGCTGTGGTTGCAGCATCTGTCCCTCGGTGACGGGCACGTCTTCACCCCGGTCAGCCCGCGCATGCTCTACGAACTGGCCCGGCGCTACGATGAGTGGCCGGGGGATGACTACGAGGGCTCAAGCTGCCGGGGTGCGCTCAAAGGGTGGCACAAGCACGGCGTCTGCAGCGAAACTCTCTGGCCCTTTTCGCAGAAGGCCTTTGTCCGGCCGCTACCCGGATGGGACAGCGATGCTCCGTCCCGGCCACTGGGTGTCTACTACCGCATCGACCGCACCTCGGTGATCGACCTGCAGGCGGCAATTCTCAACATTGGTGCCATCTATGTTTCGGCAAAGGTCCATGACGGTTGGGACACCCTGATGCGCAGCCGCGCAACCGCCGTACCGAAGAACCATGCCACCCTTTCGGTGATCCCCGCGGCGAAAAACCCAGGCTCCCTGGGCGGTCATGCCTTTGCACTGGTTGGCTACAACCAGCGCGGCTTTATCGTGCAGAACTCCTGGGGCACCCGCTGGGGCAACGCGGGGTTTGCCATTCTGCCTTACGAGGAATGGGTGCTGTACGGCACCGATGCTTGGGCCTGTGCCTTGGGCGTACCACAACTGCTGCCGGCGGCGCAGCAGAAAGCCGGGGCTGTGGCCATGCGTACGCAGATTGCCTCGGCCTTTCGCCTGGGCTCGGGCCGTTCACTGACCAGCCTTGACCGCAGCGCACGGCAGCCGGCCAACCCGGTGGATGACCCCTGGCCCTTCGATCACCCCTTCCTGCAACCTCTGTACCAGCCCTTGACCACTCCCCGTGCCTACGAGCTGACCCTGGTTACCGGCAACGACGGCGAAATCGTCCCCACTGACTTCACCCACGACCCGCTGAACCGAGTCGGCCTGGTCCAGGAAACCGTGCACGAGCGGCCACTCGCCTGGCTTGCTACCCAGAACCCGAAGACGACACTACGCTTGGCGATCTATGCTCACGGCGGGCTGAACGCCGAGGATGAGTCGATCCAGCGCAACCGCGTGTTGGCGCCCTACTTCCTGGCCAACGGCATCTACCCGCTGTTCCTGACCTGGAAAACCGGCCCCGGCGAAACCTTGGCGAACATGACCGCTGACTGGTTCCATTCGTTGTTCGGTGACCGCGATGCCCTTGCCACCGGATTCTTCGAGGATCTCAAAGATGCCAAGGACCGCATGGTCGAGGCATTGGGCAATGTGCTGGGCACCGGCATCTGGTCGCAAATGCGCAACAATGCTCGTGACAGCAGCAAGCCGGGGCACGGCATTGACATGCTGGCCGAGGCGCTGCGCGACTTGTCCAACGCCCTGCAGCAACAAGGCGCGACACTTGAACTGCACCTGATCGGGCACTCCGCCGGTTCAATTCTCCTGGGCCACCTGCTTGACCGGCTCGGCCCTGCGGGTGGCAGTGTGGTAAAGGTGCGCAGCTGCGAGCTGTTCGCCGCAGCCTGCTCGTCGCGCTTTGCCCTGGACCACTACCTCAAGGCCCACGCCAATGGCGTATTGCCGCTGGATCAACTGTGGCTGGATGTGCTGCGCGATGAAGACGAGAAAGCCGATGGCCTGCCCACGCCAGGCTTTGCCGCCTATGGCAAATCACTGCTGTACCTGGTATCGCGCGCCCTGGAGGATGTGCGCAAGCAACCCTTGCTGGGCATGGCCCGCGCCCTGGACAAGAAGTTTGCCACCGACCAGGACCAATGGGATGCCGGTACCCTGGCCGACGTGCAGCAATGGCTGGCGAACTGGCCGAGCAAACCGGATCGCTTGCGGGTCTGGCCAACACCCTGGGTCCGGCACACCCGTGATGGCCAGCAGATCCAGGCGACCCATGGTTCCTTCGATAACAATATCGAGGTAATGACCTTCGTGCTCCGGCGCATACTCGCCGGCAAGAAACTTGTAGGCGATCTGGAGTGGCTTGACTACTGAACCACTCTACACCCGGTGAAAGATGCAAGCCCGCCGTGAGCTGGCGGGCTTGTCCCTATAGGTCTGGATGACCTTTGCCTGCCTGGAGTATTCCGCGCTCGACGATAAAGTCGATCAGCGCCTGCAATCCTTGCCCGGTCTTTAGATTGGTAAAGCCCCACGGCCGCTGTGGACGAATGTACTAGCACCACCGCGAGCTGATTGAAGCCGACTCCTCGGTTCCGATCTCCCATTCGCCGAGCCACATTGCTGGTGATGGGATTGGGTAAGTTTCGCGAGTCCACGATAACGAAATCATCGCCATTGGCGTGCAATTTTATGAAAGCTCAGCCGCATAAACAGACCTGGTAGCGAGAAATGTATCGAATGAGGTTCCAAGCGAACTATCCCTATTCGCATGACTTTTGCAAGTTGTGCGAAAACTCATTGGGCGATCGTGTTAGACAGACTGGGCACATCGTTATGTCTGATTCATCACCGGCTGCTTTTGGCCGATAGCTGACGGTGACGACAGGCGACTACTGGCTTTCAACGGCCGTACCGAGTGACGTTTGCGCACAATCAAAGCGGAATACTTTGGGCCATAACCCACTGAAAATACTTGCTTTAGTCATAGTCTTGAAAACCGTCGACTGTAACAGGTCCATGAGTTCGAATCCCATCGCCTCCGCCATATTTGATACGAAAAAGCCCTGATTATTCAGGGCTTTTTCGTATCTGGCATTCAGGAAATCAGCTCCGCTCTCTATGGATCGTTTCCGCATCTTTTCGGCTATTTCCGCAACCCTTCCCTTCCGACATCACTGGTTCGACCTTGACACATCTGAAAATGTGGACGTTTTCAATGGACAGCTTTTGGCCAGAAACTGCCGGCCTCGTTGAATGTGTTACGTCGGTATTCGGTATTTATCGCAATCCCTTCGACTCGAACAATTCGATTAGCCAATCGACGAAGACCCGTACGCGTGCGCTGAGGTGACGGTTTGGGGAATAGACGATGTAAATGGGTTGGGCCTGACGAGGTCTGATTCGGCTACGAGCCATTGATCGACAACCCGCGGGCTATTTCTTCGCCCACGGTGCCTACGCGCGCACCCGTGTAATCGAGGCAGGAGCCTTGATCAAACTGCCTGACGACATCTCCAGTGAAGAGGCTGCGGGCCTGCTGGCGAAGGGGCTGGCCGCCTGGGCATTGCTCAAACGTGTCCACCCGGTCAGCCCCGGCGAAACGGTGGTGGTGCAGGGAGCTTCGGGTGGAGTCGGCTCAAGTGGCCAGGTGGGCGAAATCCATCGGCGCCAGGGTCATTGCGACGGTCGGCTCGGCAAGCAAGATCAGTACTGTCAAAAGGTGGGGACTGGACCATGTGCTGCATATCGCCGAGCCCCGATTGGCCGAGCCGATTTGCGCACTAACCGCGGGTGTCGGCGCAGATGTGGTGTACGACCTCGTGGGGCGACAGACGCTCGATTCCTCCATCGAGGCGCTGCGCGCGGGCGGTGTTCTGGTCCATGCCGGCAACGCATCCGGAGCGGTGACAGCCGATACACAGCGGTTGGCCGCGCGCAGCATCCGCTATCAGCAACCGGCTACCCCGCAGTACGTCACCCCACAGAACCAGGATGTCGCGGCATCCGAGTTGTTCGAGCGCTACGGGGAAGGTGCATTGGGGCCGCTGACGCTCACACGTTATCGGTTGGAGGAGGCGGCTGAGGCCCATCACGCGATTATCCAGCGCAAGCACAGCGGCTCGATCCTGCTGATGCTCTGACCGTGCGGCATGAGAGCCTCAGGGCCGGCACAAACCGTACTTGGTAGCATGGCGCCCGGACAATTGGAACAGATGGACGCGCTGCTGCCTGCGGCAAACCCGCTGCGCTTGAGCAGCAATGGCAAAGCAGAGGCATTTGCCCCCTGATCTGCCGCCAGGCGCCCTTGGTAGTCGTTCCATCGACCATCTGATCCCGCACCAGCTCGCAACAACGGCGCCGATCAGTCCTGCGATCAGTAATTCCAGCCTGTCGAACTTGTCGAGCAGGCGCGGCAATAACTCCATGCGCTCGACTCCGTTTGCATGATGGAAACTAAAACCTCTACAAACGAATAGTTCACGTATAGATAAAATCACATTAAATGTGAGCAAAATCATCAATTTAGGAATTGTCAGACGATTCATTGAATTTTCTCTAACAGCAAAAATCACTATCTCATGAGCCAAAAAGGAGCGGTAACCCGTGAGTTCGGTAGATATTTTTGTGATTGAGTACAAGCTCCATGGAAGACCGAAGTCTTTTGTCATCCGCACCAAACTGATGAACAACGCAGAGGCTTGGCAGTGGGCGAGCTGCGACGCGGGTATTGCTCCGATACCCAAACCCGGACGCCCTCCTCTCAAGCGGTTCACAAAACCCATGGCAGAACGATTTGGAATCGCCGACGTAAAGTGGCGGGCCACTACTGCCGTCACCTGGGAGGACATCGGAGCGACGCAAATGGAGAAATAGTGAATCGCAGGAAGCGCTCTACATGTCGATAGAGCGCAGCTCAAACGAATGGGAGGACACATGAGATCCAGATTCATAACCACATCCGATTGGTACGCAGCGACCGGGCGCAGTAATGAACTGTTTCAAGAGGCTGATCGACTCAATGCCATCGCCTACGAACTGCTAACCCATGCGGCCGACTCCCCCGAGGCAATGGAACGCTACAAAGACGCCAGAGATGCCGCGGATGCCAAAACGCTGGAAGGCAAAAAAGCTTGGGACGAAGCGAGAGGGAGACTTAACAGGCGTCAGTAAAAAAGCCCGCGCTGGGCGGGCAAAAGGAAATCCACTCGTTCAGGCCCCAGATTCAGGGTCGCTGGCGGGTATGCCGCGAGGCTCCTTCACGTCGCCGTCCTGGAAATCTGTTGTGCCAGTCGTCACAGACACCGGGGCACTTGCGCCACTCCCCGCTTCCGGGTGTTCTGCAGATACAGCGTTTGTCGCGGCTACGTCTGTCATATCTTCATCAACGGGTGCTTCGTCATCCGGCGGTAGCGGTACCGCCGAATCTTCAGGCCGAGGATCATGACCTGTTTCATTGTCAGTCGAGCGGGTCACTGCCTGTTGCGATTGATTGCCTGGTGCATTCTCGTCGATTTCCATAATGCCTCTCCGATCGGTGCACGGGAGTCCGTGCTTAAACGTGTGAGGAGTCAGGTCGCGACAAGTGCCGGTCATTGGACGAATGGCTGATCCGAGCGGCTTTATGCAAAAGGTCCTGATAGGAACGCTCGTCTTTCCGAGCTGTCGCCTGAGACCTTCTCAACCTCAACAACCTAATAGAAAAATTGAATTAGCAGCCTGATCACCCGGTCAAGAAAGATGAACGCAGTAAATCTGACGAGGTAACAGCAATGACTATCCAAGCAGAGACACTGGTACAACTGACCGAAGCGCTGCAGGAGCGTGGAATGACGCTGGTTTCAGATGTTCACTTCACGCGGGCGCCGTACCGCTACAACCATCGCTGGATCTGCATCGTCGAGTGA